AGAATTTGCCACACAGGCGAAAGACAAAATCCAGAGCATTGCTGCGGCCTACCAAGGAACGAAAGAGAAGACACAGGAGGTCTTGGAGGGCCTGATCCCGGTTATAAGTCAAATTGGCGAGATGCTTGTCAAAGCGTCCGAGAACGCGAGGCCGGGCATCGAATACATCGTGTATACCGTGCTTCCCGCAGTCCAGCCCGTGTTACTGGAAATCATAGGTCAAGCAGCGAGCCTTGTGGGCTCAGCAGCTTCCGTCATTTCCAAAATCCTCGAGGTTAAGGGAGCCGTCGAAGTGGCCACCGGCGCCTTCATTGCGATGAAAGCGGCCAGCAAGCTCCAGAGTATTGTGGGAGCATTCCAGGCCGCAGGGCTGCAGGTCAAGCTGTTTACAGCATCGGTCGAAGGTGCCAACATCGCGCAGGCAGCGTTCGACGGAACGCTCAAAGGCAGCGAGGTGCTTTATGCGCTGCTGACCAAGCAGGTCACGCTTTCCGAGCTTGCCCATGTGGGATGGAGCAAGGCGGTCGCAATTGCAAAGGCTGCGCAGTCGGGCCTGAATGCGGTTCTGATCGCAAACCCGGTCATTGTTGTTGTCGCAGCAATTGCCGCCGTCACCGCAGCGGTCGTTCTGCTTTACAAAAATTGCGAATGGTTCAGGAATGGGGTCAACTCGATCTTTAAGAAAGTGGTGGCGGTATTCCAGGACCTGGCGAGCAAGGCCAAAACTGTTTTTGACGCCGTAGGGCAGCGGCTGAAGCTGCTCTGCGAAAAGGCCAAACCGTACATCGAGATCGCCAAAACAGCCATCACCACCGTGGTGCAGGATGCCTGGACATTTGTACAGGGCATCTTCGAGGCCGTGCAGCCATTCGTTACTGATGCGCTGGACTTTTTCCAAACGTCCGTCGTGCCGGGAGCGCAAAAGGTTCTCCAGGCCGTCGCAGATGCTTTTTCGTCTGCCTGGAATCTTATCCAGTCGGTATGGAGTTTTGTCGAGCCGTTCTTTTCCGCGTTGTGGGAAGCAATAACGACTATTTTCATGGACGCGGTCGAGATAATCAAGTCCGTCTGGTCAGCCCTCGAGCCGTTCTTCCAGGTGATCTGGACCGAGATAGAGGCAATCTTTTCTGTGGTTGGCGCCGTGATCGGCGGATTCTTCAGCACCGCATGGGCAGCCGTAAAGGCCACCTGGAACGTCGCCGTTGACTTTTTCACTGCTATCTGGAAGACGATCTCCGGTATTTTCGACACGATATCCGCGCTTTTGAGCGGAGATTTCGAGGGCGCCTGGGATTCGATAAAGGGCGTCTTCTCAGCCTGGGGCGACTTCTTCGGGAGTTTGCGCGACAACGCCCTAAGCGTTTTCGACACCTACGGCGCATCCATCGGAAACATTTTCTCGACTGCATGGGAGGGCGCCAAAAACATCGTCAAATCGGCCATAGAGGAGCTTCCGAAACTGAAACTTCCGCATTTCTCCATAACGGGAGAATTCAGCCTTGTGCCGCCCAGCGTCCCGTCTTTGAGCATTGAGTGGTACAAAAACGGCGGCATTCTTAACAGCCCGCAGATTTTTGGAGCCATGGGCGACAAACTGCTGGGAGGCGGAGAGGCAGGCCCGGAAGCCGTTCTGCCGTTATCAGACCTCTGGACCAACATGCGCGCCGTTGTCGACGGAGCCCTGGGCGCCAGGGATGATGCACAGCAGAGCGACAGCACCGGCCTCCCGACCAAAGCGCTCGCTGCGGTCAAAAATGCCGCCAGCGGAGTGTTGGACGGCGCTGCCGAATATCTCCAAATGCTTACCACCGCAGACCTTAACGACGGCGGCCCCACATCCATGCCGAGCGGCTATCTTTCGCTGAACGGTCAGAATCAAGGCGGCATTTTGGATCTGCTCATGTCGAAGCTCGCAGGACAGAGCGACACAGCGGACAGCTCCATCGAAGCGCTTCTGCGCAAAATTTCGGAGGAGCCCGACAATCCTCAAAAACCGAGCGGACCTCAAGGAACGCCGTCCATTCAGTACGCGCCGACCTTCCAGTTTTACGGAGGCACCCCGAGTAAAGACGATCTCGTTGCAGCAGGCGACATTTCGCAGAACCGGTTTAACCGGCTGATGGAGCAATGGTGGCGCGATCACCGGCGCACCGATTTCTGATAGGAGGCGCAGCATGGCCACTTACACAACGGTCCAGGGCGACACCTGGGACACCGCAGCTCTCGCTGCTTACGGTGATGAGCTGAAAGCCCAGGCGTTGATGCAGGCCAGAAAAAACATAGAGCTGCTCGATTATGAGGTCTTCCCGAACGGAATCGTGCTGGACGTTCCCGATGTCACGGACACCGACGATGAGGAAACGGAGAGCAACCTTCCTGATTGGAGGCGCTGAGGATGGATCTTTCTTCTTTTGACTATTCCAGCCCCCGCCGTTCCTTTGTCGATGTCACCTACAATGGCGTAAATGCCACAGGCCAAATTTCCCCATACATCAAGACGGTGCAGTACACGGACGTGGCCTCCGGTTCCAGCGATTCCATATCGCTCACCCTCAATGATCGAGATAAACTCTGGATCAATTCATGGTTCCCCGAAAAGGGCGATTCTTTGCAGGTAACGCTCTGCACAGAAAATTGGGATCTGACCGGCGCACCGGCAACGCTCAATTGTGGCACATTTTGCGTTGATGATTTTGGTTTTAGGGGCGGCCCGCTCCGTTTGGAGCTAAAAGGTGTGGCTCTGCCCGCAGACACCGGCTTCAAACAGACGGACCGCACCCAAACCTACGAAAAGACGAACCTGAAGGAAATCGGAGATGCAATTGCAGCCAGAGCGGGTGTGACTTTGGTGTATGAGGCAGACCCGGTGTCCATCGAAAAGACCGAGCAGAACGGCCAGCCGGACTGCACCTTCTACAATGATCTCGTACAGCTTTATGGCCTGTCGCTGAAAATTTTCAACGACAAACTCGTGGTTTTCGATGAGGGCAAATATGAGGATAAAGATCCAATCTACACCCTTACGCCCGAAAACGTGGACCCCAACTGGTCCTGGGACACACAATTGACCGGCACGTATACCGGCGTCAGCTACTCTTACTCCAACAGCGACAAAAACAAGGTTTTCACCGTCACCGCAGGCGACACCAGCGACACGTCGAGGATTCTCACCTGCAACGAGGCAGCGGAGAACTTGACCGAGGCCACAGCGATCGCCCTGGCCGCCGTGAACAAAGCCAACAGGTCAACGACCACGATGAACGTAACGGCCATCGGCAATCTTCAGCTTTTTGCAACCGCCTGCGTGCAGGTGGCCGGCTTCGGAAAGCTCGATGGCAAATACTACATCCAGCAGGCAGACCACAGCCTCGGCGATGGATACAGCGTATCGCTGCAGCTGCGCAAAGTTGAACAGCGGATCACTAAGGTGACAACGCAGTCCAGCACCATCGCAGAAAAGAAGAAAACCACCAAGAAAACCACGACCACAACTACAAAGTGAGCGATGACGATGACAGGAAGCAACATTCTGAGAATAGGAAAGATCTCCAGCATCAACTACAAGAACGGCACCGCCCGCGTGGCCTACGAGGACCTCGGAACAGGTGCCACATCGGAGATGCCATTTATCAGCTGGATCTACTGGATGCCCCGCGTTGGCGACCAGGTTCTCGTGGCACACCTGAGCAACGGCACCTCGCGTGCGGTCATTGTCGGACCGGTCTGGCATGGCGACGCACGGCCCTACGAGGGCGCCGAAGGGCTCTACCGGTTCGAATATTCAAACACGCAGAACAAAGCCTTCGAAAAATACACCGACAAAGATGGAAAGTTCCAGCAAAAGATCGACGGCGACGATGCCGTGGAGGTCGGCGGAGATTTCGAGTTGACGGTCGGCGGCATCGGCGTGAAGATCAGCACCGACGGCAGCGTCTCGATTACCGGCGCCAGCACGGTGACGGTAGATGCGTCCACGGCAGAATTTTCTGGCGACGTAAAGGTCAAAGGAAGCATTTCCACCGACAGCAACGT